GCTATATCCGCCGTTATATATCCGTCTCCGCCTGCTAGCTCATCGTTTTCAAATATAGTTAAAATAGCGTCGTAGTTTATTAGCTTGTCGTCGCTATCGTCATACTCCCAGTTACCAAATAATAGCCTTTGCTTACTTATATCGTCTAGCTTATTAAGCTGCTCTCTATAGTGCTTAGATACGTGCTTATTATCTGTTACTAGGCTCTGTATAAACTTACGATATTCTGGTAGCTTGTTCTCTTTGCTAGGCTTGTAAAAGCTAGAGTATACCCACTCTTTAGACGGGTTACACGTTAGTAGTATCTTAGGCGTTAAGTTATACTCGTCTAGCTTGTACCTTATCCTACTCGCTACTATCTGTTTAGCTTTCTCTGTTATCTGGCTACATTCATCTATAAAAGCCGCCGTTATTTCTAACGAGCCTAAGCTATCAAAATTTCTATCTGAGGGGTAGGCGAATAAGTCTTTAAGTATAACCTCTGAGCCGTTAAAAAAAGTAATTACGTTAGAGCTAGCGTTATACTTATAGTGAGTAGTAGCTAGTATACCCCATTGGCTACAAACCTCGAAAAACGTATTTAAAGTAGTTTTTTTTAAAGTATCTAATTTACTACGCCCTATTAAGCACCTTACGCCGTCGTATTGTAGGCACGTCCATATAATAAAGCAGCAGCCTAAATAAGACTTACCACCGCCCGCAGCACCTCCGTATAAAACCTCTGTAGTAGTTTTATCTGTTAGGTATCTTAGAGCCTCGCCCTGCTTACTCGTTAGGCTCGCTATCGTCATCTATTACTAACTTTATATTTACGGGCTTATCGCCGCCGCTATGTTCTAGCTCTTGCCTCTCTACGTAGCCCCGCTTTTTGCCTTTAGTCTTTAAGTAGAATATAGTAGCCGCCGTACTGTTATCCTTAATTTGCTCAAATAGTTTACTCTCTGCAAAGTCTAAAGCTACGCTCTGTATTTCGTCTACTGCCTCTTTAAATTCGTTATCATCTTTTAGCCACCTATAAAAAGTAGCTCTACCTATTCCTACCGATTTGCAAGCTGAGGTAACTACGCCTAGAGTTTTCTCTAAAGCTTTTAGTAACGGCTCTTTTTTATTGTGTATCATTTGTATTATTATTTACCGCATAAACTACAAACTACCCTATCGCTATTAGGCTTAGGCTCTTCTGTTTCTATTGCGTTATTTATATCGTCCTCGTTTTGCCATACGTCTAAGCCCCAGTCGTCGAGCTCTACGCTATCCCATTCGTTACTAAGCAAGTCATAATCCCACTCGCCAAAGCTTAGGTTATCTTTAATTACAAAAGCTTGTTTTTCGTCCTCTGTTAATTCGTTAGCTACTATTATAGGTATTTCTTTAAGCCCTGCCTCTATACAAGCCTTATATCTCATATTGCCGCCTAAAATTATATAGTTTTCGTCTACTACTATAGGGCGTAGTTTAAGCATACTAGGGAGCTCTTTAATACTCTTTACTAGTTTTTTAAATTTAAGCGTTTTAATAACTCTAGGGTTACTAGCGTTAGGCTTTATTTTGTTAATACGTACTAATTCCGTTACCACTAAAGTAGGTTTTATTTATTTCGTCTATTTTGTCTTGCTCTGTCTGTAGCTTAATACGCTCTAGTTCAAAATGCAAATGTTTTATAGCTTTCTCTATGTCTTGCTCTGCGGGGTTTTTTGGCTTTTTACCACTACGCAAAAGATAACTACAAGCCGTAGCTACATTATAGGTTAGCTCGTAGTCGTTCATTACGTCGTACGCTTTAATCTTTTTATACTTGCCTACGTAGTAGCTCGGTAGTTTGTCTATTTTAGTCATTTTAAGACGTTTTAAGAGTATTTGTTAATTATTTAATAGTATCGCTTAGGGCTAACTTTTGTATAGCCTTAAATACTACGCTAAGGCAAGAGGTACAATTTGTAGAGCTCTTATATGTAGTGCCGTATAATTCATTATAAAAACCTATTAAGTCAGCTTTAACCTTTTGGCTAGGGGCTTTACCCGTCTCGCAAAGTTTATAAAATTGCTTTGCTTTTTTTAAGTGTTCCTTTGTTATTGCTACCATTTGTTTAGCTTGGATAAATTACTACTAATTCAAAATCTCTCATTTTACCATTTATTTAAAGGGCATTTTTCAGTTTTCCACGCTGCTTTAGTTTCTACTGGGCAACCGCACTCGGTGCACTCTCTAGCCTCGTTAAGTTTAGGGCAACGGCTACAGATAAAAGTTCTATCGTAGTACGTGGCGTTATCTACATTCTCAAAACCGCCTAAAACTCTCTTAGCTACTGCCTTAAAGTAGTTATAACTCTGTATCATTAATTTCGGTTTGTTCATCTCTTACTAGTTTTATTATTCCAAAGCATTTTAAATTATTTTTATATACTATGTCTATATCGTCAAACTCTAAAGTATCTAAGTCTAGTACGTACTCTAAATCGCCGTCCTCGTTATATACCTCTATTACTGGTATATCGTAATCTATTAGCTCGGCTAAGTCTTTATATATCATTATTTAACTCTTTTAATCTATTTGCCACGTACTTTTTAACCGCCTTAATAGTATAGTATATACTTATCCTACTTATATTAGTCTTTTTAGCTAGTGAGGTATACGTATACTTTTTTACGTCCTCGTCGCCTAAAACATATAACTTAAATAGCTCTCTATCGTACCAGTAGAGCTCGTTAAGTATACTATTTATAACGTCGGCGTTAGTACTGCCCTCGTCTGTATTAATATATAAGTTATTAGTAGTTTGTTTTTTACTCTCTTCTGTAAACGTAATATGCTCGTTAATCTTATTATAGGTATAGTAGTATTGCGAGTTTTTACTATAGTAGCTTAGCTTACACATTCTATTAAAGTATCTGTATATGTCGCCAGTATCTAATAAGCCGTAGAGTTTCTTTTTATCCATATTTAAAAGCTGCTCAAATACTACTTGTGTTAAGTCGTCTAGGTGCTCGGCGGGTATAAAGTTAGCCGCTATTTGTTTTAGTTCCTTACAAAGTTTATCACTTAACATTTAGCAATAATAATAAAAAAGCCCACTTTTGCAAGTGAGCCTTAATTTATTTACTAACATAGTATTGTTTATTACATAGCCATTCCTTTAGCTATGTATTTAAAAAAGTGCATTATATCGCCGTTATGAAAGTCTATTTTAACTAGCGTAGCTTTTACTTTGTCTTGCGTTGCTTTGTTTTGTGCTGCTATAAATTCTATCACGCACTCTAAAGGTATAAAGTTAGTACCCCAGTCGTTACCCTCTACTTCTATTAAAGTATCTACGTTTAAGTTTTTCTCTGTAATTAGTGTATTTAAATAATTTGTCATTCTAGTAGTGTGTTATTTAATGCGTTATTGCTCTGCAAATAACGGCATAATATATTTAACTCGCAAACATTTTAACACTTTTTTGTAAAAATCTTTACTTTACTCTAGTAAATTTTTTAAACTTTCTTTGTAGTGTTCTATTAATTCTATTAAATCGCCCTTACTCAGCTTAACGCTTTTATTACTTTCTCTTATAAGCTCGTCTACTGCGTCTTGCCCGTATTCGCTTACTAGCTTATTGCCGAATATCCACTTTTCGCCCTCGCTATATATATTACATTTTACGCATTGAGGCATACAGTTCGTAATGTACTTAGTATGTAACCATCTCGTGCTAGTATGCTTACGGCTCTGGAAGTGCCCGTTTTGCATTTCTTTAACGTGCTTAACTACTCCGCAAGTATAGCACTCTACTAAGCCGTTATCGTCTGCATAGTGCCAACGTATATACTTACTAAAGACTGCGTCTAAATCTTTTTTTAGTGCTGCGTGGGTTTTTGGTTTTCGTGCCATTTTCTTAAAGTCTTATTTAACTCTTTAAACTCTTTTTTTCTTTTGTCTAGTCTATGCTCAAAGTATAGGTATAGCAAAGTATAACCTATCATTATAGAAAGTATTATAATATATAAATATGTCATTTTGTTATATCGTTTAGCCATCGGCGTAATTTGCCTATAGCGTTATTAGTCCACGTTGTATTAAAGGTTTGTACTATTTCTAAGGTATCTAGCTCAATAATAAAGTTTTGTAGCTCGCCCGTACTGGTAGCGTCCTCGTTTATTAATACGCCCGTTACTTTTAAAGTAGTTACGTTAGCGTCTGTAGTTACCTCGT